ATGACACAGATCCGGGCCTCCTGAAAACTGTGACATGCATGTCACAGCCTCAAGGGTCAGCTGTTGAGCAGGCCTTCGGCCTCGACCAGCCTCTGCTTCATGTCATCGACGTACTCCTGGGCAGACTCCCGGTCGACCGTGACCAGCTCCTTGAGGAGCCCCAGGTCGATCTTTCCTGCGGCCCGAGCCTCCTTCAGACGGACATCGACAGGGCGCGGCTGGCGAGCCCCGATCGCCTTCGGCTCCTGCGCGGCTGCAACGCTCGCGTCCATGAGGCGACGGAGGTTCTTCACCGCAGAGACGGTCACCGGCCCTTCCGCCGCCAGCTCGTCGTACTTGGCCCGGAGGAGGTCGTGGTCGTCCTTGCCCAGCGCGTAGAGCTGCTCGACGACCAGCTGGGCCAGCGGAGTGGTCACCCGATCCGCGAGCGCCGTGTAGACGACGTGGTGCCGGATCGCGCGGTAGTAGGTGTGCCGTTCGATGCCGATCGCCTTGGCGAACTTGTCGACGGACTTGTGGCCGCCCGCCTTGTAGCTGCCCTTGTCCTGGACCTCGGCGAACCAGCGGCCGGTGAGGGTCCAGTAGTTGGTCTCGATCGCGGCGAAGTAGTTGCCCGCCGCTTCGCCGATCTTGCGGATCTGACGTTCCGCGTGGGCGAGGTGCTGCAGGTCGCTGGCGTCGTCCGGCGCGGGAACGTACTGGAAGGGGTCGTCGGGTTCCGGACGGTGCACGATCCCTTCGAGGGGCGTCGAGGCAACCTGGTGCGGCACCTGGGGCTCCTCGGCCGGAGCGCTCGCTGCGGCTGCTGCAGCGGCCCCGAGGTCATCCTCCTCGCCGCGACGGGCCACGGGCTTCTCTTTTGCGGCGACCGCCTTGCGGGCGGCGGCAGCGGCGGCCCCTCGACCTCCGAACTTGGCAGGACGGCGCGTCGTGGTCTCGTCCTTCGTGGTCATGCAGCGTCCTCCTCGATGATGCCAAGCATGGCGTGACGGATCAGCTGACCCCATTCCTCAAGGTCGCCTCGCTTGGGCATGACAGTCCAGGAACGGACGTGGTGCGGGGCCTTGCTGATGTCAAAGTAGGGGTCAAGGAAGGGCGGGAGGACGAAGTCCTCGTCCTCGTCAATGAGGTCGACACTCATGGCCTCCCTCTCTTCATCGCACAGGGTCGTACTGAAGTCGCCCTTCACGAAGAAGTTGTACACATCAAGTCCCTCGGCGTTGAGGACCGCCGCGCTGGCGGCAGTCTGCAACGTGGCCTGGATGCGGTCGGTCTCCCAGCCGGACGGAGCGCTGGGCATGAGCAGGAGGCGGGCCCGCGCGCACAACTCGATGAAGGTCTCCTTGTCGCCTCCACCGAGATCGACGATGACAACGTCATGCTTGCCCTCAAGCGACCGCAGGCGCTTCTTGAGCGAGATCGCGTCCGCGCCCCTGGCGGGGTGCTGGATCAGCGTGAAGGGGATCTTGTTGCCGATTGCCTCGTGCGTGGCAACCCATCGGGACAGGGACTGCGAGTTGTCGTCGGTGTCGACGACGGCGACATCGAGGTCCAGCACGATGGCGAAGTAAAGAGCCAGGTAGAGCGCGGTAGTGCTCTTCCCGGTGCCACCCTTCAGAATGCCGACTCCGATAACGAAGCCTCGACGCGATTTGATCCACCGCACGATGGCCTTGACCGGGGCCATGAGCTTGAGTAGTTCGCGCTCGTCCTTCGGCTTGTGTCTCCAGTTGGACATGTTTTCAACTCCTAGGCGGGTTGTCGGGCCCCATCTTGCCCCATCCGCAGCCCTCGTTTCTCCGTGATTGGCCGTGTTCCGGCAACTCGTGCCCGCACCAAGGGGTGAGGAGGTGGCTCATGAAGACGCTGGCGCTCGTTGGAGGGGACCTGGTGCTGGGTGAGGGCGGCTACCGGACGTTGACCGGCGCGGCCCGCATCCGGCAGGACCTGGCGCTCGCGCTCGCCGAGCCGTACGGGCACGACACCTATCACCCGCAGTTCGGGTCGGTGCTGGCCGCGCACATCGGTGAGCCGCTGACGCCGGAGCTGGAGCTGCTGGTGCGCGCCGAGGTCGTGCGGGTGGTCCAGCAGTATGTGGACGGCCAGCAGGCTCAGATCGCAGCCGACGCCCTGTCAGGCTCCCGGAGCCGGTTCAGCTTCCAGGACGTGGTCCAGTCGGTGCAGTCCATCAGCACAGACATCCAGTACGACACGATCAAGGTGACGATCGCGCTGAAGACCCAGTCTGGCGGCACGGTCCGGGTGCTGCGGACGGTGAGCACCTGACTTTTGCTGTGCGGCCCCTCCCTCTCGCCCTCAAGGGGTGACGAGAAGGAGGGCGCCGCATGGGTGTTTCCAGGGACGACATCGTCTCGCAGATGCGGGATGCGCTGCTGGTCTCCGACCCGGAGCTGGACACGTCCATCGGCACCCCGGCGCGGAAGATCCTGGACGCGGTCGGGGCGTCGCTGGCGGACGCGTACGTCGAGAACCACCTGCTGTCGTACGCGTACGACATCGACAGCAAGACGGACGCCGACCTGGACTCTTTCTGCCAGCTGTTCGGCATCGCGCGGATCGCGGCCCGGCGCTCGGTCGGTACGGTGACGTTCTCCCGCACAGGCGACCTGACCCCGACGGTGTTCATCCCCGTCGGCACGGAGGTCGCGTCCTCGTCGGACTCCTCGATTGTGGTCACCACGGTGGTCGGCGGCACGCTCATGCCGGGCGCGTCCTCGGTCACGGTGCCGGTCCAGGCCGTGACGGCCGGGCCAGAGGGCAACCTGGGCGCCGGAATGGCGACCCTGATCACCTCCCCGATCCAGGGCGTCAACACGGTGACCAACACGGCCGCCCTCACCGGCGGCATGTCCCGGGAGACCGACTCGGAGCTGCGGACGCGCTGGAAGTCGACCGTGTTCCGGTCGCTGGCCGGTACGGAGCAGATGTACCGGGGCGTGGCTCTGGACGACGCCGACTGCTACGCGGTGTCCGTCGTCGGCTCCTCGCGGACTCGGTCGGAGATCCTGCAGGTGCCCGTGTCCGGCAACACGGTCTGTCAGATCACGGACGCCCGCTACATCTACTCCTCGCCGGTGCAGGTGACGAAGTCCGACGGCACGCCGCTGATCAAGGACTACGACTACACCTGGGTTCCGGCGAACCCGCCCCAGATCGCGGGGCTGTCGGCGTCGTTCCCGGCGGCCGGTGAGCTGCTCACGGTGGCGTACCAGTACCTGCCGACGGTGAGCCGCAACGACCCGGCGAACAACATCACGAACCGGGTGGACCTCTTCGTGGGCGGCACCCGGGCGCAGTCGGCCCAGACTGCGCTGGTCTTCAAGCAGACGAAGAGGTTCCAGACGGTCTCCACGCTGGACCTGTACACCGGGGTGTGGCTGCGGTCGGACCAGACGCGGCCGGACGCGAGCAACGTCTTCGTGCCGCTGCCGTTCGGGCCGATCGTGACCGTGCCGTCCACGCTGTCGGTCGCGGGGACAACGTACGGTCTGGCGTCGTCGGCGCACCCGCTGGGCACTGTGGCCAACGGGGTGACGTACGCGTACACGGTCGTCCACGAGGACACGGTGGACGGCTGGACGCCGACCTCGCGGTTCGGCCTGGAGTGGCACCGCACCTACCTGCCCGCCGACGGCTCGCCGGTCTCCGTGGGGGGCAACGGCGACTACACCTACAACGAGATCCCCGCCAGCGTGCAGGACGCGGTCAACCGGTGGCGGTTGACCGGGATTGACGCCCAGGTTCACCAGGCCAAGCAGCGCTGGCTGCGGTTCACGCTGGGCGTGATGTACACGGTGTCGTCGACCGGGTCGGTCGACTCGGTGCAGGACGCCATCCGGTCCGCCCTGAGCGACTACCTGAACCGGATGGACTTCAACTCCAACGTCCAGATCAGTGACGTCCTCACGGTCATCCACCAGGTGCCCGGCGTGGACAACTGCCGCCTGCTCAACGGCGCGGACGTGACCGGCTACACCTCGGCCAACCCGAACGCGTCGATCGTGGGCGTCCAGCAGATCGCTCCGAACTCGGCGCCGAACTCCGCCGCGCTGTCCTCCTACGTCGAACCGGCGACCGGCCGGGCCAAGGACATCTACTTCCGCGACGACGAACTGCCCGTACTCGGCGGCGTGGTCTTCAAGACCTTGGCGCGCAACAGCTTCGGAGTCCTGTGATGGCAGACACCCCGCTCCACCAGGGCGACGGCACGTTCGGGACGGCCGTCATCCCGGGCGGCCTGATCCCGCTGCAGGCCGACGTCACCGTGCCGCAGTCCACCGCGCTGGCCAGCGGCACGGGCATGCTCGTGACCGACACGGCCGTCGCCGAGCAGCTGCGGCACTTCCCCGAGGAGGTCTACGACCTCCGGCCCACCTCGCACCTGGTCCGCCTGATGCAGGCGCTCCTCGGGGACTCCGGCGTCGGCCAGCTCCGCAAGCGGCTCCTGGTGGCCCAGATGCAGAGCCTGTCCGTCTCCGGGGCGAGGTTTTTCGATCTCGACCGGTTCTACGGGGCCATCTTCAACGCCACCCGGAACGACGCCGAGGTCCTGCCGATCAACCCCATGGAGACGGCGACCGCCACGGCCGCCGAGTGGGACTCGATCGACGCCGCCGACGCCTCCTTCCGTGACCGGATGACCGCGCTGGCCAAGGCCATCGCCATGGGCGGCACCGTGCCGGGCCTGCAGGCGGCCGCCGAGGCCATCACCGGCGTCGAGTGCGACGTCTACGAGTCCTGGGCCCTGATCGACGCCGCTGGGGACACCGACGAGACCGCGCACACCTGGGCCTGGATGGAGGCCGGTCACTGGAGCGACTACGAGGGCGAGATCTGGGGCGCCTTGGAGGGCACACCGTTCTACGGCCGCTCCGGCTCCCTGACTCGCTCCGAGGTCCTGGTCCGGGTCAACCGCGACTACCCGACCACCCCGGAGGGCCGGGCGCAGCAGGCCAGCGACGAGTCGGCGCTAGTGCGTGTCCTTGAGCGGGTCAAGCCCGCCCACATCCTGCTCACCGTGGACACGCAGGGCACCTCGGCCCTGGTGGCACGGGGAATCGCCGGGGTGCGTGCGGACAGCGAGAACTGGGAGATCGTCCCGCAGGTCACCCCGAGCCAGGTCCCGACCAGCACGAACCCCTACCCGCTGTCGGTAATCCAGCAGCAGGACGGCGTCGACCCGAGCTCGGCCCGCGTCCTGCCGCGCCCGCCGCTGACCTCCCGGCTCGGGGACGCATGGTCCTACGGGCAACAGGTGCCCACCTGCCGGTCCTACTCGGTCAACCCGGACGACGCGGCCGACTTCACCACGCCCGGCACGGTCCCGGACGCCGACCTTGCCTCGATTGACCAGACGGTTGTCTGGCGTGACGGCACGTTGACCGTCTACCGCGCGTCGCTCGGCGCGCTTGACCCGCTGCTGAGCCATGCCGCGCGCGCCGGAGGCGACGGCGTGCTCATCGCCAACCCGTACAGCGGTGACCGCCGCACCGTCCTGACGACCGACTAAGGGGACCTGACGTGGCCGACCTGTATGCCAACTACGCCGCGCTGGCCGCCGCGCGGCAGATCGGTGTGGACTACCGCATTCTGGTCCGTACGCCGCCCGGCTCCCGGCTGGCGCAGATCGCCATCCACGGTGGCGGCATCGAGCCGGGCACCACGGAGATCGCGGACTACCTGGCCGGGTCGGCCAGCCGGTTCTACAGCTTCGACGGCATGCTGACGTCGGGCAACAGCGCCCTGCACATCACCTCGACGAACTTCGACGAGCCACAGGCCTTGGACCTGGTCGCGGCCGCCGACTACGTCATCTCCTGGCATGGCGCCTCCGGTACTGACCCGGTCACCTACGTCGGCGGTCTGGACACGGAGACCGGCGAGCGGATCAAGGAGGCCCTGGAACAGGCAGGGTTCACGGTCTCGCCCGGCAGCGACGAGCTCAACGGCAACGACCCGGCGAACATCACCAACAAGGGCTCCCGCCTCATGGGCGTGCAGATGGAGCTCTCGCTGGGCCTGAGGCAGTCCTTCTTCTCGGACTTCACCCGGGCCGGACGGGACAGCGGGCCGCGTACGTCGGACTTCTACGCCTACATGACCGCGATCCAGACGGCGCTCAACGGCCTGGACGCGCCGGGCAAGGCGATCGGCTCGGCGTGGAAGGGCCGAGTTGCCCAGCCGGTGACCGGCACCGGGTCGGCGTCGGGTGACTTCGGCATCCCGGCCCTGGCGCCGTTGACCGTGGACGGCATGCCGCTTGACTCGCTCAAGGACGCGCTGCGCCTGTCAACTCAGCGGCAGGCGGCAGGCAACACGGAGCGGTTCTGGTCAAGTGCCCCCCGGGACAACGGTGACCCGGTGCGGGAGGTGTTCGAGTTCTCGCTGGCCACCACCCGGCCGGTCAACCGCATCGCGTTCTCCCTGGCCCGGTTCCCGCAGCGGGCCTGGGTGCAGTACCGCGACGCCGACGGGCTGTGGCTGCCGCTGCAGAACGCCCGACTGGGCGGCCCGGTCCAGATCAGCATCATGGACTCGGTCCCGGCGGTCATCCCGGCCGGTGTGCCCGACGACCTCAAGCTGCACCCGCAGCACTTCGGCGCCGGGCACTGGATGGCGCAGGAGGTCGACGTCCAGCCGGTCACCGCGAGCAGGTTCCGGATCATCATGACCCGCCTGCCGTCGTCGGCGTACCCGCGCGGCGCGGACAACCAGCCGGTGCCGTACTCGCTGGGAGTCAAGGACGCGCTGGCGTCCTACCGTGCCTCCAGCTTGACCGACCTGCCGTGGCTGCCACAGCAGGACGCCGAGCACACGGTGCCGATTGCCGGGTCAACCGACCTGCTCGGCTCCCAGGTCGACTACCTGCTGCGGCGCAACCGGGCGGACAACCTGGTACCGCCCGCGAGCGGCGTGTGGCGTTGCGCGCCGCAGCCGGTCCCGAACGCCGTGGCGAGCCTGCACCTGGACCTGCGGACCTCGGACGGCAGCGGTCAAGTCATCGACCGGCTCTACGTTGACCCGGTCACTTCGGGAGTGTCGTGCAACCTGTACTACACCGCCGCCACCGTGGTGCCCGAGCGGTTCGAGCCGTGCGACACGCCTCTGACCTTGCCTCTTGTCCGGGCAAGCACAGACACCCCGGCCGCTGACAGCGGCGGCGTGCTGTTCGGCTCGGCCGACTCCTACCTCGACGTGGACAACCGGGCCTGCCAGTTCGACCCGGGCCAGCCGTTCCTGATGGGCATGGTGGTCTACCCCCAGTTCACCTCCGGCGACACCGGTCAATTCACCGTCCTGGACACCCCGGCCCTGACCGTCTGGATCGAAGCCGGGTCGGTCAATGCGCGCCTGGGCGACCGCACGGTGGAGATGGAGCCGGTCACCTTCGGGGTCAACGCACGCATTCCCCTGGCAGTTGCCTACGACGGGTCGACGTTGACCGTGCGCACCCCGTGGGCAACCCGGATTCAGCAGGCAACCCACGTCGTTGACCAGGCACCGCCAAACGTGATCCGGCTGGGAGGCCCGCTATCGGGCGCAGGCGGCTCGATCCGGCTGCGCAACCTCTTCCTCGCGCTCGGCCGCGCCGCCGACGTCAACACCATCGAGGCGTACTGGGACGATCCAGCCGCCTACGCCCTCAGCCCCGGCTATGGGCAGGACGCCGCCGCGCACACCAGCGCCAGCGCCATCCTGCGCATGGACCCCAGCCTGATCACGGCCGGGCAGGACTCGGTGTGCCCGTGGGGGCTCATCGGCGGCCCGCCGGTCGCCCTGGACGACCTGGTGTGGACACCGGTCCCGGGCGACTTCGTCCTGCGCAAGGGGCTGATGAAGTTCCGGCCCATCAAGGCCCGGCACCTGAAGATGGAGTTCACCAACCTCCAGCCGATGGTGCTCACGCCGTCGCAGGCCTCGCCGCTGGTGGAGACCAAGCTGTTCCCGGCCGACACCGGACAGGGCACCAGCATCGTCGCGTCCGGCACGACCGTCTCCGGCGCGGCCCCGGCTGGCGCCCGGGTCGCCACCGAGCAGGGCGCGGTCTACCAGTACGTGGACGCCAACCGCATCGTGTCCTCCACGTCCAACACGGCCGCCTACCTGCCCACGGAGGCCCTGTACGCGCCGGACCCGCTCGCAGCCCAGCAGCTGCGCCGCTCGGGCCAGCGGTTCCCGTACATGCCGCTGCCGGGCACCAAGGCGCCGCGCTTCACGTCCACCGGCGTGCACCGCTACCACGTGGTGCAGCTGGCCATGGACACCAAGGTCGGCTACACCGTCGCCCTGTCCCAGGTCCTGGCCTACCTGGCCGACCCGGTCGCGCAGCGCGACACCGAGCAGTACGTCGAGCTTCTCCACGACACGGCCTACATCTCCGGCTACGACGCCTCCGAGCAGGGCGGCTGGAAGCACAACGGCACCGCGATGGTCACCACCGACCAGCCGCCGTCGCAGGGCGCGGCCGTGACCTCCAAGACGTTCGTCAGCAAACGGCGCGTCCTGGCGGTGCAGTTCGCCGCGCAGACCTCCCAGCCCAAGCAGCTGGTCGCCGACCCGGACTTCGACGACCCGAGCCTGCACTTTTGGCG